CGCCCAGCAAAGCTGGTTTGCTTCCTTGTTAATTCAAGGAACTGACTAATTTGTAAGGTGGAAGGAATTCATGACTTTCTTAAAGTCTCCTCCATGCCTTGATCTAGAAACTGCCGTCCCGAAAGGAACAGCGGAGTCTTAATCTAGCATTCTCGCGGATCTATCTAATAGATTTGATCTTTGTAATGCTTCCGAATTGCTTGCAACTCTATGATTTAGTTGCTTGATAGCTTCCTATATGGAAAAACATGTTGAAGATAAGTGTCAAATCGTAATAGTGTTAACTACTGACTTGAACTTAGGTTGACTTATCCTGATTTAGAATATATTTCTACTTTGGTGAAGAACTAGACCTAACTCTCTCAGTTAGATAGCTAAGCCCCTTGATTTAGAAGAACCACAATAAAATGATCTGTGAAAAAATTTTCCACGTTTCAAACTTTATTCGAAGCTCTTCGACCTCTTGGGACTGCTAAATCTAAGATGTTTCCAATTCCACAATTGTGGAAAGGGATATCTCCCTTTGTGTATAAGCTTATACTTTTATGCTTTGGTAGACCATCCCTGGCCCTGGCAAGATCAAAGAATTTATACTCTCTAATATCATTTCTTAATAAACTGAATAAACATCATGGAAGTTCTATGTCTGTAAAATGACTTAAAGCTTGTTATGTTTGTTTACAACGTTATTTAGGAGATGATACCATTTTATCTCTTAGATCTATTGATCCTAATTTACCTCTTCCAAGATTAATAAATGGTTTACCTTTTATTATTCCTAAAGGAGATAGAATTCAGATCAAGCGATCTAATCCAAAGGTTATCCAATTTTGACTTTCTGCTTTTTCTATATATAGAGTGACCGAATGTGAATCTAATTCAAAATTAAATTCTATAACGGATCCATATACGGGAAGTATTGAATACATTGTTAATTTAAAAGAATTTATTTCTAAATCTCCTTTTTCGAATTTCTTTAAACCTATTATAGGTTATAAAAAATGGGAAGAGGAAATAAATTTATATCCTTCTAAAATAACATTCTTCAAGACTTCGTCTCCCTCCAATAATGTATCATGACACGGAATGATCACTGATCTTATACTTCTCCGAAAAACTTCGGTTTGTTATCATTTAGATACTTACCTTAATTTAGTAGGAAATAAATATATGAACAAGATCTTTTCTGACATAATGACATTGGGGGATAGATGCTACTCTGAACTATTAAAGGTTCCGAACTTAAAGGCTCATAAAGGGTTAAACCCTGATACATGAGTCCCATGTTCCAAGAAAGGAAATTATTCCGGACTTGTTGGACAGTTAATGTTTAAAGTAGAACCAGCAGGAAAGTTGCGTATTTTTGCCATGGTAGATTTTTGAACTCAGAATGTGCTACAACCGCTCCATCGGGAATTGTTTAAATTACTTAAACTGCTCCCTAATGATGGAACATTTGATCAAGATGCTTCCGTAAAAAGAAGTATTGAAAAGTCATCTAAAAGTTGTTGTGCATATTCTTTTGATCTGAGTTCCGCCACAGACAGACTCCCTCTCACTATACAAATTGATATTCTCGATAAACTTATGCCTATCCCTATAGGGAAAGCATGAGGTAATCTCTTAACTGACAGAGATTACTTTATACCTGAATTTTCAAATATTATAGAAAAGGGAATTATACGCTACAAAGTTGGGCAACCAATGGGAGCATTGTCTTCTTGAGCTATGCTAGCGGTGACTCATCATTTCCTTGTTCAATACGCCTCTTTCTTATTAGGTAAGAGGGGTTGAAATGAGGATTATGAGATTTTAGGGGATGATCTGGTAATTTTTAATAAAGAATTAGCAGATAAGTACCTTGAAATAACAAAGGCTTTAGGTGTAGAAATTAATCTTTCTAAATCTATTGTCTCTCCGTCTAGGGCATCTTTTGAATTTGCAAAACGGACTGTGGTGGATTCTATGAACGTGTCAGCGATAAGTATTAAACAACTTATCTCTGAGACATCTATGAGTTCAAGGTTGAATAATATTTTATATTACTCAAAGTTGGGACTTATTAGATCGTCATTCGTTCTTTCCGCCTTACTTAGTCGATTTGGTAAGTTTAAATCATTAACTGATTTAAATTTCCCTTTAATATCATTATTAGGCTGTCTATTTAAACAAAATAGACTAACGCTGAGTGATATATTAAAGACCTTAATCGATCCTAGGTGAGACGAAGTTGATCTACTGGAAACAGTAGTATCACTTCCTACCCAGTCTCTTTTAAAGAATTTTAAAGAGATGTTAAATAAAGACAATGCTGCTTTTTCTCTCCCTAAATCAGATGATAGATCTGATTTAGCAGAAGAAAATGAGCTACTACTATCTGATATGATAGTCCTTGAAGCATTATCTCAATCTAAGAAATTAGAAAGAATGTTCGAATCTTGAAAATGTGAAACAAAATATTCACTTTTCGGTAGTTGAAAATCTTCCTTAAATAAGACAGACCTCTTTGCAGAGGAATGGCTTTATGAGGTGATTGATAATTACACTAGTTTCGATCCATCTGACTTAGTCGATGAAGTTGAGAGAATTGCTATTAAGCAGGCGAAAGTGCATAACCTAAGCGTAGAAGAAGCTTTAGTCCTATTGGACAAAGTGGAATCGAAAGTTAGACAATGGCATATAAGTATAGTAGCTAATGATAAAGTGGAACTTAGAGAAGGGGTTTCGCCTATATTTAATTATATATTAATTAATTTGGGCGGAAAGTCTAATTTGAGTTACATGAGAGCAAGACCTTTCTTTGCAGTCTTGTAATTATTCTTTGATCAAACCAGTGAAATATCTATTAAATTAGATGCAGACCTTAAGTTATAATGATAACAAACGGAAAAACCGCGGTAAGAACCTAGAGATAGATATTAATCTAGTAATCTTCAGTAGCCGGCCATCTGAATGACCTGTAGTACAGAATCAGGTATCATATACTTAGAGCCTAGAAGGGAC